TGAAAATTTTCAAATCAACTTCGATGACGGAAGCCAAAACTTTGTTAGAAAGAAGTTAAGCACAAACCCGACTCTGATATCATCAGGTACCTTCTACCCAAGCAGCGCAGAAAAAGATTACTGGTTGGGAGAAAGTTACGAACAATCTTTAAGAGACAACTTAACAAGTGTCACAGCACCCCTTATTGGGATTATGTTGCCATTGGGTACCGGCTCTTCCACGGCTCCGACAACAGGCCCAATGAGAATGAAGGGCGTTTCTGGCGGCTCACAAGAGGCCAAGGCTGGCTGGTTCATCTCACAAGATGTTGGTCCTGCCGCGGCATACCAGCCTGAATCACAGCAAAAGCTTTTCCGACTTAAGGGCCGCGGCCATGGCGAGTGGCTGAACAAAAATGCGAAGGTTCAGATTGACAGAATTAGAGGACCAGCTTCATTGGAAGAAGAGTACGGCTCCTTCTCCGTTATTATTCGACAATTAGGTGATACCGATTCTAATCCACAAATTCTTGAAAGATACGATAATTTGAACTTAGATCCAACCTCTCCTAACTTTATTTCAAAGAGAATTGGAGATGTTTATTACGACTGGGATGAGGGTAACCAACGTCTGCGTAGATACGGAGACTATGAGAATCAGTCTAGGTACGCTTATGTTGAACTCAACGATGATGTTGAAGCTGGTGCAACTAACCCGGCACTTGTTCCATTCGGATTCTACTTACCGCCAAAGTATGCCACTGTGACTGTCACAAGTTCTTTAGGCACAGGCCAGCAAACAAAGCAAACCTGTATGGGTCCGCTGATTACTGCTGATGGTGGAACCATCGTAGGTGGTATGACACCCGCCGATGTTAAGGCATCAGCAATTATTACGTGTGTGGCTGCCGGCAGTGTCGGCAACTTTGACTTCTCACTACAGGATTCTGATGCTACGGTTACAACAATTAGTATAGATAAGTCTGGCGATGCCGCATTAAATACCGTGGCATATGCACCCGGGACCACTGCTACGTTGAACCTCGCATCTATGTCAACAGCGACTCAAATTAGAGACCAGCTTGTTATTAGAATTAATGCAGCCACAAGCCCAGGTTTTCATGCAGTGGCGCATGCCGACTCTGACAAACTTGTCGTAACACAAAGAAAAGGCGGCACAGCTGGAAACAAAACCAACGTCAACGACATTGGTGGAACAACCGGACTTACTGTTCCAAGTTTCACTGCCGGCGCCGCCGGCGGTGCGGATCACTCACTTCGTGGTGGTGTGGGTAACGACAACCGTATGCGCGCAACGTTTGAATTCCCAACGTTGCCATTAGTTAATAAAGACACTGACGGCCAAGTAACCAACCGCACCGATGTTGTATTTGGTATGAGATCGGCAAGATCTGCAACCTCAACCCGAGCAGCAACCGGCTTGGGCGACTTACACAGAATGCTCTTTGCGGGCCAAGGAGACGATCCTTCGACTTTGGGCTTGGCAGTTACTGCTAGTGCCGCGCTAGGCATGCAATCGGGTCAACTTATTGCCGGATATTCTGATATTTTCAGTATGGACAACATTGTTTCGGGAGCAGTTGCATTTACATATACATCTGGCTCTCGCACTGGAGAAACAAGCTATACTTCTGAAGCAGGAAGAGACTATCGAAGCCTCCTTGACTTAGGTTACGACAGCTTCGCTGCTCCGTTCTTCGGCGGATTCGATGGATTTGATATCACTGTTCCGGACCCACTAGCAAACACTCAAATTGCTGCTGCAGGAACGAAAGAATCCAGCTACGAGTTTAACACTGTGCGCCAAGCGCTTGAAACACTTGCAGATCCAGAATTATTAGACTTCAACGTCCTGGCAGTTCCTGGGCTCACCCACGAAGGCTTATCTAACTATCAAATGGACCTCTGTCAAGAACGACGTGATGCTTTGGCTCTTATCGACCTGCCAAATGTATATACACCATTTGCTGAAGAATACGTAGCGGATAAGAAATTACGAGCGAATAGAAACGTTATCGGAACAGTTCAGGCGTTAAGAGGCAGAAGACTTGATAACTCCTACGCTTGCACTTTCTATCCTTGGGTACAAACCAGAGACTCCGTCAATGGTCAAACTCTTTGGATTCCGCCAAGTGTTGCAATGATGGGTGTCTTGGGCTCTTCACAGGCTAAATCAGACGTCTGGTTCGCTCCGGCTGGATTCAACCGCGGAGGCCTTTCTGACGGCGCCGCAGGGATTCCAATCCTGAACGCATCATCCAGACTTTCTTCGAAGGAAAGAGATATGTTGTACGATGTTAGCATCAACCCAATTGCATCTTTCCCGTCGACTGGAATTGTGGTCTTCGGACAGAAAACACTCCAGGCAAGAAAGTCAGCACTCGACAGAATTAATGTCCGCAGACTTGTTATCTTCCTGAAGAAGCAAATCTCGGTTCTTTCGACTCAAGTTCTCTTCGAACAAAATGTTCAAGCTACTTGGGACAGATTCAAGGGTCTTATCGAGCCGTTCTTGGCTAACGTTAAGACTAGATACGGACTCACAGAGTACAAGCTTGTTCTCGACGAGACCACAACTACTCCTGATCTCATCGATCAGAACATTCTTTACGCTAAGATTATGATTAAGCCAGCCCGTGCAATCGAATTCATCGCAATTGACTTCATTATTGCAAACACTGGTGCATCATTTGACGACTAAAAATACTAAGCATACTAGTTAAATTAAAGGGAGAAAACTTATAATGCCATTCTGGTCAACTACTTTTCAAAACACTGAAGACGTCCTCAAGGATCCAAAGAGAAACTTTAGGTTCTTCGTTACTATCACCGGTATCAATACTGATAACGGAGGTTCTATGGTCTGGTACGCCAAGGATGTCTCAAAGCCTACTTTCACGATGGCTGAGGCTACCCACGAGTACCTAAACCACACTTATTACTATCCTGGTAAGGTTACCTGGAACACTGTTGAGCTTAAAATGGTCGACCCAAGTGGTGACCCTGATGTAGCTGCAACAATGGCAGGTATTATGACTGGTGCCGGCTACAGGTTGCCTGTAACTCCCGACAGTAACAACCTTACTAGCATGTCTAAGCAAAAGGCTGCAGGCGCTATTGGCACCGTGAAGATTACACAAGTTGATTCCGAAGGAAAGCCGATTGAAACTTGGACACTTTGGAACGCATTCGCGACAGAAGTACAGTTTGGTGGCACCCTTGCTTATGGTAACGACGATTTGACTGAATATATCCTCAAGATCCGCTATGACTGGGCGCAACTTGAGACAGCTGCTGGTAGCAACGCATTAGCTACTCCCGGAGAAAACTTATTCTTCGACATTTCAAGATAACACAATAAAATAGAGGTGAAATTTGTCACGAAATAAAGACCGACTTGGCATGGGGGATAATACCCCCGAAGCTGCAAGTCCCCCTGTCGCTGCAATGGACTCAAATGTCTTTTCCTTTGTAGCACCGACTGAATTTGTTAGTCTGCCTTCTCAGGGCCGTCACTACTCTTCTGATCATCCACTCTTTAATAAAGATACGGTTGAGATTAAGCAAATGACTGCGAAAGAAGAGGACATATTAACATCTGTAACTCTCATCAAGAATGGGATTGCATTAGAAAGACTACTCGAAAGTATTATTATTGATAAGCGAATCGATCCAAAAACGTTACTGATTGGAGATCGCAACGCAATCGTAATTTCAGCAAGAGTTTCTGGTTATGGTAATCTTTACCGAACACAGATTACTTGCCCCAACTGCCTTACCGAGCAAAAACACAATTTTGATCTCAATGACGCTAGTATCACTACTAACGAAGAGATTTTAAGTGACTTGCCGGAAGAAGTTAAGCTTACCGAAGACGGAGATTATTCAATTGTATTACCAAAGTCCAATCTCGATGTTGTATTAAGGTTATTAACAGGCACTGATGAAAGTAATTTGTCAGCATCACTGAAAACCAACAATAAACAATCTGAAAAGCTTGTGACCACACAATTGTTACATATGATCAAATCTGTAAATGGCAATGCTACCAGAGAGGCTATTGAGTACGTTTCTGAGAATTTACCGTCCGCAGACTCTGCATTTTTAAGAAAAATATACAAGAACATTGTTCCAAACATTAATTTAAGCCTTGGCTTCGAGTGCAACAACTGCTCTCATACAGAAGACATGGAGGTTCCGCTAACTGCGGAGTTTTTTTGGCCTGAACAGTAAATATATGGAAGGTGTTTACGAACACTTCTTCTTTTTAAAACACTACGGCGGCTGGTCTTTTGTCGAAGCTTACAATTTACCAATAGGGCTTAGGGAATGGTTTGTTGATAGATTAATGCAACACCTTGAGGCGGAGAGAAATGCCTCATCTTCGGGCGGCTCAGGAAACACTCAAACTTTAAGTGCCAATAATCAGCCGGGCCCACCACCCGGTTATGATGTTAAATAAATTAAAAAATTGTATTTAACTAATTAATTAAAAGGGCATTTAATCTATGGCTTCTGAAGACGAATTAAAAGACATAAAACAAATTTTGGCCTCAATCCGAGATCAAAATAAAATATCCAGCTCAGCAACACAAAGTGCGCTGGATTATAAGCAATATGCTTCTGAACTTAAACTAGCACGCGATGAGCTTAACCTGCTTGAAAAAGGCACAGGTGCCTACAACAGAAAGTTAAGAGAGGTTGAAAGACTCTCAGGGCTAACTAAAAATGCCCTCAAAGATCAGCGCCGTGAATCAGATGCCTTGTCGTTGTCAATAAACGGCCTAGGCGCCGCCATGGATATGCTTGGCAACAGCATAGATACAGTTGTAGTCAAGTTAGCGGGTCTTGTTTCTTCTATCATGGCCGACGTTAAGGAATTGGACAATCTCACCGTGCAGTTCCAAGCGGCCACTGGCGCCTCTGCCACGATGGCTAGTAATATCTCAGGTCTCACTGATAGGTTGCGAGCATTTGGCGTAAGCAATGAAGAAGCTGCTGCAGCAGTAAAAAGTGTATACGGCAACTTTACTTTGTTTACTCGCTTGAACGAAGAAACTCAAGATAGCCTGCTTGATACAGTTAGTTTGATGGGGGAACTCGGAGTCTCATCAGATACTTCTGCAAAATTGCTGGAATCGTCATTTAGAACTTTCGGTATGTCCGTTGAAGAGGCTAATGGTCTGCTTATCGATATGAGAGGGACAGCACGTGCCTTAGAAATACCTGTTGAGCAACTAACTTCGGACTTCATAGCACAAGAATCAATTATTGCATCATTGGGCAGTCAAGGTGTTGACGCATTTAAGAAGATTTCAGCAGCATCTAAGAGCACCGGTATTTCAGTCGGTGGCCTAATGGACATATATAAAAAGTTTGATGACTTCGACACAGCCGCAAACATCGCAGCTGACCTTCAATCTTTTGGCATTAATCTAGATTTCATGACTCTACAAATGGAACAGGATCCGCTGCGAAGATTGCAAATGATTCGTGAAGGCTTTTTACAAGCTGGTTACTCAGCTGAGACTTTCACAAATATGCACCGGTCTACACAGCTAGCCCTATCTCAACCTTTAGGTCAAGATATTCCAGGTATGATTAAGTTGTTGGGTGATGATATGGAGGGCTTAGTCGACACAGCCATGCAAGCTGAATATACTTTTGAAGAGATGAAAAAAGACGCTTTTGGTCTTAAGGGATTTGACAAGGTTCTCAACAACTTGACAAGCTCATTCAAAAGGCCAATTGAAGAAATTCAAAAAGCAGGCCGCAGAACGTTTGAGGCATTTACTCCTACGATTAAAATGTTCGAACAATATTCCGCGGATATGATAGAGAAAACAGAAGAATTTGTCAAAAGCAACTCACAATTAGTTGGTGGTTTGGCTATAGCATATAATATGCTTGATCTGGATGTGATTCAAAAAAGCTATAATGCGTTTAAGGGCATAATGAGCTTCTCAGGAAGCTTACTGAGCAATATGTTCACGTTTAAGGGCCTTATAGCCGCATTGGTTGGCGGAGGTTTTTACCTTATCAGGGATCAGTTGGGCGATATTATTGACACGTTCACTGATCAAGGAATAATTGCCGGACTTAAAGCACTGGGTTCTGCTTTCGTGGACTTATTCAATGACTTTAAAACAAAAGCAATCGATGCTGGTTTTGATAAACAGTTTTTTGTTTCCCTTGGGAATTTAGTTTTTGATGCTGCGATCTTTGGATTTTACAAAGTCAAAGAATTCTTGGCTCCCGTTTTTGATTATATGAAAGTGTATTTTATCAAGTTGTGGGAGGACATGGAAGCCGATGGGACATTAGACAAAATTGGTGAAAAAATTGGCTATATTTTTAAGAAAGCCCTAAGTTTTATACCCGGTCTCGGTTGGCTTGACCCCGATACTAGTTTAATTGGACCCGACCCCGGTCAAGGTTTTATGGATTACCTGATCGACCTGACCGGTGGCTTTGCCGGCGCTGAACCAGAGTCCAAAAAGGCGAGAAGTACAGAAGAGATAGCCAAACAAGTTGCAGCCGAAAGAGAAATCGCAAACAAGGATCTAGCCAACAACCTTGCACAAGCAGAGAAGCGAATGGTTGATTCTTACGGCGCCTATGGAAAGACAAAAGGCGCCCAAACAATTGATGCAAAAACCGCCATAGTAATGGACAAGACGGCTAAGGCTATAGAAGTAATAGAACCTCGCTTGGAGAAAGTGGGTAACGCCATAGATAAAAACCTCACATCTCTTAAGGATGGGATTGTTGATGTCCTTAGTCAAGCCGTTGATGTACTTGGCAAAATGAACGAGTCACAAAAAGAGGCCCACAACGCATATACACAGGGCTTTGTAATGGAAATGGACGGCCGCACAGTAGGGGAACTTACAGCGAGACATGTAGATAGTAAAATGAAAGGAAAAATACGATAGGTACAAATTATGGCAGATAAATCAGATCCAAAAGACGATACCAATTACTTTAGTAATTTAAAATACGGCCGCGATGAAGGCGTGATTCAGGATGTCTATGTAGACACCAGCGATGCATATGCCAACTACAAGCAGTATATGATATCCTTTTTGCACGTGCCCACAAATTCCACAGTCTTTTTTAAAGCCTATGTGACAGAGTATAACGAGAACTTTACGTGTGCTTGGACCCCAACCGAGGTATACGGGCGTACGGATCCAATTCAAACATATAAGGGTACCAAAAGGTCTATCACATTAGCATTCGACGTTCCAGCGGCCTCTATGGGCGAAGCATACGAGAACCTGGGTAGAGTTTCTAAATTAGTGCAAATGTTGTACCCCACATACTCACCTAATGACTTGGGTAGCGGCAATATTATTGGTCAAGCTCCGCTTGTTCGTGTTAAAATGATGAACCTGATTACAAAAGAAAGAGCCGCCGAATTTCCTCCTAGTGACGACGGCTCATCAATGAGTGAGTGGCTAGAACAGGCCGGCCAAGCCAGTGGTCATATGGCACCAAGAGACCTCCTGCAAAATTACAAAACGGCACCTAATCCACAAAATGGTGTGTTAGCAGCTATTGGTAGTATTACCTATCGTTCAGATTTACAAAAAATTCAAATATTTGAGAAAGCAGCTAACACCGTTTTGCCGCAATCTTTAAGTGTTAGTTTGTCTTTTGACGTAATTCATGAAGAAACAGTTGGCTGGTCACCAAGCGGAGAATCATTAGTTGATTCTTTTCCACACAAAGTTATGTTAAGCAAAGCAAATTTGTCCAAAAAGGTTATTGGGGATGATCAAAACCCAAGAGATATTTCAACAAGACTTGCCGATGAAAGACAAAATCAAGCTGAAGAAGATATGAGGCGAGCACAGAAAAATAGATTTTTAGAAAGGTTGGGGATGAAAGCACTTGGCCGCGGCCTATCGAGTATCGGCGGTGGCCAAATGGGCCCAACTACGATACCGGATGACGATTAATAAGGAGACTTAAGATGGGAAGATATTCATCAACCAGAAAATTCAGAAATAATTTAGAATATTATGATTATTTAAAGAACAAACGAAAATTGAAAGTTGCGAACCACTACGCAACGCCTGTTTTGAGGCACCCTACGGTGGCGGAAAGAAGCAGAATAATCTCCGACACCCATATCTGGACACTCGGCGACAGGTATTATAAATTGGCTGATCAATATTATGGTGATTCGCAATATTGGTGGGTTATTGCATGGTATAATGCGAGACCGATCGAAGCCGATGTTTTAACCGGAGATATGATTGAAATACCGATCAATATATCATCAGCGCTAGCGATTTTAGGCCTGGACTACTAAGGAAAGCGCTAATGAGTAATATGTATATGACATACAAGACCTTCCAAGCCGCGGCAACCCTCGCCCATGTTGGTCTTAAAGAATACGACAAATACCAGAGTCAGCTTGAATCTGAATCGCAAACGCAAGAACTTTTAGGTGGGCCGTATGATTACCAAGGCCCTGCGCAAGCGGCCAACGTGCTCGCAAATCTTGAAGCAGCTAATCCTGCCGCTCAAATGGCTCAGCAAGTTTTAGATGAAGCGGCAGATCCTTCGCGTACACCGTCCTTTGTCGAGGAACCGCCAGAAGCCTTTCCGGGTGTCACATCAGATGACGAATCCCAAGGCGGCTCTAATATAGAGGACCCAGAGGCCGCTGCAGCCGCTGCTGCAGGCGCAGAAGACGAAGAACCCGACGAGGTCCTTGTTGTCACAGCCCAAAGGGCTAAGCGTGATATAAGGCCCTTTCAGGACCAAGACTTCATCTTGATGCATGCATACAATTTGGTTCAGCTTAGAAACGAGAAAATGAATTTTGATCTTGACGAGGTGCCACCAGATAAATTAGAGGATGTAGACGGGGATAAAAAAGGAGATGATGTGGCTCTTAATACAATCCGAGCCATAAAAGGCGCGCTGCCTTATGCATATCTATCAACTCCGTCTCACCCAAAAGAAGTAAACGCTGCCATACAGTGCATAGGCGATCCAGCCGGATTTACCAACTATTTGAAAGCCACTCCAAACTTACAAAGACACCTCGATTTAACGACTGAAGATTTATCAAATCTAACAACCAAGATTCGACTGTACAAGCTATTTCAGAGAGAAGAAAGACCTTCAATTGTTGAGTTTGTTTTCGAAACATCAGGGATAGGCTCTTCGGAACTTGAAGAAATGATAAAGTCTAAGGGTAAAAAAAGAGGCTATGGTGTAGGTATCAAGTCGTTTAATTTTGTTAATCAAAGTAAATTTATTCATCTAATCGATCGACAAGTGCATGCAGAATTGGTAATATACGCTGATTCTTTGGACTCGTTGTTAAAAACTAGAATTGGTTATTCGTCGGACCCCGACTTCAACCACCAGCTTGAGTATCGATTTACCGACTTGGCGCTCAGAAACAGACGCGCACCGGGCACTATATCTGGGGGTAGGTTAGGCTCTGTTAGCGATTTGACATTTCAAGTTATTGTTGAAGTCGGGGTTACTAAATCTGCTTCGAGCATACCGGGCCTTTCTGATGATAGCTCCACTATGTTAATGAAGCTCAATCCGAAAACCCACAATCTCAGCTTTAACATAGATGGATCTGTTGAATTAAAAATTGAATATAACGGTGTCATCGAAACAATTTTTGCCGAACCCGTACACTTTGATATTTTCAAAAATTATAAAAATTTAGTTAATGAGTATGCGACTCAATTTGCTGCAATCGGATATCAAAATAGATGCGGCGGAAAAGATACTCAAAAAATTAAAACAGCCTTAAGCAGTATAACCAACGAAAACAAATCAAAAAGAATGAGAATGTTAAATGATGGCTTGAGAGACAGAGGCAAAATATATTATATTAACATCCAGCCTGACGTCTTGAAAGCATGGAATAGTTTGTTTAACGATAAATCCCCAAACCAGACGGGCGAACCGTTGAAAGATGCTCTTCTTAACGAACAGCATCGCACTAGCGCACTTAAAGTTCTTCAAAGCGCACTTGGAGCAAAGGTTCCAACTGCGAGCGATGATGAACAAAATTCTTCGTCTCTGTCTTCAAATATTTCAAGTGTCGACACTAATCAAAAACAGGCTCAAGAAATGCAAAACGATATGGAGGAAAAACAACCCCCACAGTCAGCATTGCGTGATTGTGCGATTGATCCAAACTCAAACCAGATTGCTTTCTTCTATGCAAGCGATTTGATCAATTTAATATTAGAAAACATATCAGATACATATTCTTTGACTGAAATTGACAGGGCCACTACCGAAGCTCTGGACATTGTTGGGGGTGTTGCTGATATTGACCCACAAGATAAATTAGGAACAGCTTTTCAATCAGCCGTACAAGTCTCACTTGGCAGGGGCCCTGATGACGCCGGCGAACAAATTGATAACAAAAGTTTTGAAGAGATGCTTGGTTTTAAAGAAAAGCAAGTTGCTTCGCTTGAACACTTTAAAAAACTAAGAATTGTTTTGGGCCCCATGTACATAGAAGATTATTTCTCTATGACGACCGGGTTGTGTAGTATAGGTGATATCCCTATCTCACTAAGACATTTTAATGAATGGTTATCCGGCGAAATGGATAAAAGGACCAGATACTCTTTAAATGACTTTTTGATTGATTTTATAAAAAAATATTTACCAACATATCTAAAAGGCAACCCAGAACTTAACGATAAGGCATTATTAGGCAAGGACTACCTCTTCGGCAACCAAGGATTCTTGGGATATGGCAATAAGTTCAAGGAGGAAGGACTAGATACCGATCCCTTAACTCTTATGAGGAGAACTCACAGCAAAGCCGCCGGCCGGAAATCTTTGCAATATGAGTTAATTGAAAATGAGTATCGACCTTTGATAAATCTGCATTCAAACATCATTTCAGCCGAAAGGAAAAAAGATGCTTACGATTATTTGGTCTTTTATCAATCTGACGCTCATTTTTCTATTTTGCCGCAAATAGGCACGTACCAACGTATAGCAACGCGATTCTACAAAGACCCAGCTCAGAATCAACTTTCCAAAAAAGGCATTGGTGCATATTTTCATGGTAGAGATCGGGGTATCGTTAAGGACATACAATATGCCAAAACAGATGCGCCGGGCTTAAAATCAGCCTTAGCGGCAGAAGCAGGTCTGAACAATCTAGACGGTCTGGAGCAGTTTAGGGAAGTTTTCAGTGCCAAGTTGACTACTTTTGCTAATTTTGAAGTATCTCCGGGCGACTATGTATTCATTGATCCTGAGAGCATTAACAGTTATTTAAGCAAAGAGACTCGCGATAGTTTGGGAACAGCAGGAACACAGTTTATAGGAGTTGGAGGGTTCTTCACCGTAAGGGCGGTCAGCCATTTCTTCGAACAAGGCAAATTTGAAACATCAATCGACACTATCTTCACGAAATCAGCTAATGCTCAGTATTCTATGTTTGAATTAGGCAAACAAAAAGAAGAAGAAGAGAAACAAAATAACGAAATTAACAAAGAAGAGCAAGATAAAATACGGAAAGGCTGTAAATCAAGCCTACAACAGGTAGAAAGCACAGAAAATGCTACGCTAGCCCGGGCCAAGGACAGCGCATCGTCCATTGTGGGTGATTTTGCAGAGTTTGCCGAAGCTCTGTTCAAGGCTATTTTTGATAATTCAGATTCAGAAATCAGCGACAATGATCTTAGTTCGGTCGTTGGTAATTCGGAAACAAGTACCGGTAGCAGCCCGGATCAGGGCAATGAAAATGTTGCCAATAATGGCCCAGTAACATAGGATAAATTCATGAGCAAATTTTTTATTGAAAACGCGAGAGAGGGTTCCAAGAAACTTTTTAACAAAAAACAAATGTACAAGCTTGTTTCCAAATCGGACTATAGTAATCTAATAGATTTCAATTTTGGGGAAAAGCGTTTGTATGGTAGAGTTGATAAGTATTATCAGCCCATAACCCCCATTGAAGGTTTCTTGCAACTTGTCGAACTTAAAGCCGGCACGCCTCAGCCAGTGAAGGTGTTCAACTTTGTCGCTGATGCATTTGCCGATCTACAAAACAGGTTTAAAATAAAAGTTGTAAGAAGCGAGATTAGCGCGGATGAAAAATTTCTTACCGACTTGGTGCCGGTTTCTGCCTATCAAGATCCCAAACAGATATATCAGAAGTATACTGATTCATTTATAATTGCCGTTGGCAACGTCATAGCTGACAACAATCTTAAATTTACTAATTTTAATGAGTTTATTAATGTAATAATGCCGTACATCAAGAACTTTTTAAAAGAAAATGTTGTTACATACCCGGCGTTTGTTAAAAGCAAAGAATGTCCTATGAGTATTAATGGCCTTGTTATAGAGATAGCGAATATCGACCCTAATGATGACAATTTAAAATATAATTCTTTCTACAAAAGTAAAAATTGGGACTTCTTCTTAAATGCTTGCAGTACGTATGGTTTTATGGTAGACTGCAATATGCCTAACAGAATTATTGCTGATATTAACTCACCTTTCATGCAAGAAAAAATAGCTAACTATGCGCCGGCAATTAACTCAGCTAGTAAATTCACAAGCTATTGCTATGAACACGCAGCATTTTCTTACTATCAATCTTTTAAGACGTTTCTATACACAATTTATTCTGCGAATAGACCGAGAACTATCGTAACAACTACGAACAATAAATACGATGGAACAAGGTCGGTGATCAGAAAAGTAAAAAACTACAGCTATTCTGAATTTGTTTCTCAGATTGGCGATAATGAATTGTTTGAATTATATATGCAAATTAGATTTATGGAAGAAGAAAGCCAGTTCTCGAAATATGAAAAAAAAGTCACTATCCGGGATAGCAAGAGAATGGCAGAGATAAACGGCGTTGATGATGGAATTTTAATTTTTGAGCTTTTACTAAACAAAACGTTTGACTATTCGGGTTCGTTAAGTTATATTAATAAAAGGCGAGACGAACTGAGGAAATAGTGTATTTTCAAGCATTAGACGACAAAAAAGAGTGCGTCGGCATCTATCACGATGGCCGGCTTAATTTTGATGAGGATACGTTCCCCGATTGCTTATCTAGCATGAGAACGTGGAAGTACTCAGGATTCTTACAAGACGATTCGATTGAATACGGGTGGATGCGAACCGGCGGTAAAACATTAAAAAACTCTTGCCCCGAGAACCTGATTGGAGAACTGGTTAGGTTTGAGAAGAAAATGAATGCGTATAAAAAGTCATTTGAGATAGCGAAGATTAATTTTCGAGATCATTGCTTTTTCGACTTAGTGCCTCACGATTTTCTAGTCTCTTTCTTGGAGATGAAAAACCAAATAACACAACACGTTTTTGAGAATTATGAAAAGCCAGCTACATATGATCACTTGGTAGCGGTAGAAAAACTTCTGTATAAAATAAGGTATCAAAATCTGAACGTCAATGCGCAGGCCGCGCGCGCCCTGTTCACATCGTCAAGAAGCCGACAAGCAGCTCAAAAGATTCTTGCCGGCGCTAAACACATTGATTATAACATCTTTGGCACCAGAACGGGCCGCTTGTCTACATATCCGGGCTCTTTCCCGATCCTTACAATGCAAAAGGATTTGCGGGCTTTAGTAAAGCCACACAACGATTGGTTTATCTCTCTTGATTACAACGGGGCAGAAGCACGTACGGTATTATCTCTTTTGGGAGAAAAGCAGCCCGCCGCAGATGTACACGAGTGGAATGTTATGAATGTGTTTAGAAACAAGGGAGTAGAATCTCGCGAGGCCGCGAAAACATTCTTCTTCTCTTGGCTGTATAACCCAGAATCTAACAAAATTCAAGAATCGTTTTACGATCGCGATGCACTATTAAAGAAGTACTACAATGATGGTCACGTTGAAACCGTTTTCGGTCGTAAAATCGAAGTAGATGCATACAAGGCGCTCAATTACATAGTGCAGAGTACAACTGCTGACTTGGTAAATGACCGCGCCGTCGCTATCGACCAATTCTTGGACAATAAGCGTTCATTCGTATCACATATCGTGCATGATGAAATTGTACTTGACATTCCGGACGAAGAGAGGTATCTTATACCAGAGATTAAAGAAATCTTCTCTAACAACAAACTTGACAAGTTTGTCACTAACCTTAAGGCTGGCAGAGACTATATGGATATTGGGGTACTAAATCTATGATTTCAATTGTGGGAATAGGAAACGCGGCTTCTGCAATCGCAGAGAACTTTAAGTCGCAGGGCAATAATTATAAAGTGTACCAGCTTGGCAGCAACTATAAAAACGCCAAGCATACTCGTGCACTTAGGAGCTATGACAAGCCAGAAAAGTATGAAGAGAATATTCCCGATTTGTCTAAGTTCTTCAAAGACTTAAATGATAAGGTGCAAGTATTTATCGTAGGTTCTTCCCACAGCTCAAGTTACGCGCTTGGCATTTTAGAACAAATAAAAGACAAAAACCTGGAAATTTTTTACATCAAGCCAGATATAGAATTGCTTACGGGCGTCCCAAAGCTGTTGGAAAATTTACTTTTTGGAGTGCTACAACAGTACGCGCGGTCAGGTCTGTTCAACTCGTTAACAATCTTGTCCAATCTGGAGATTGAAAACAGTATCACTGGGTTATCGATTAAGAATTACTACGAAAAGCTGAATCACACTATCTTTTCATGTGTGCATTATCTGAATTTCTTCAGCCACACAGAGCCTGAGATTGGTCAAATGGCGAACCCATCCGAGATTAATAGAATCCGATCGATTGGTATCTTGAACGCCGAGACTTTATCAGAAAAGTGGCTCTTCAACCTTGACATCCCCCGCGAGACGTGTTATTATATATGCATCAATAAAGATAGATTAGAAGAAGAGGCGGGATTGCATAAGCAAATAGTAGACATTTTAAAGAACAAGCCTAGAAATGCTTTTCGTAAGGTTTCCTACGGTATTTGGGAAACACACTTACATGACTTTGGGTTCTGCGTTACCCACACAAACGCAATTCAAGAAAATACTCTTGACAAGCTAGAACAAGAGTGATACATTAGATATCGAGGAAAGCTCGATATACTTTACAACAACAAAACAAGGAGAAAAAACTAATGTCAATCAATATGGAACTAATGAGAAAGAAACTTGCCACACTTCGTGGTGAGGATAAAGGCGACGGAAACTCGCCGTGGTTTAAGCCCGATGAGGGCGAACAAGTGGTTCGTATCGTACCAGCTAACGATGGCGACCCTTTGAAGGAAATGTTCTTCCACTATAACGTTGGAGATCACAAGGGCGGTATTCCGTGCCCTAAGCGCAATTATGGTGAGCGCTGTCCAATTTGCGATTTTGCCTCTCAGCTTTGGCGAGAAGGAAGTGAGCAAAACGACGAAGAATCCAAAAAGCTTGCAAAGTCTCTCTTTGTACGCCAGCGCTATTTTTCACCGGTGGTCGTCCGCGGCCGCGAAGATGAAGGTGTGAAGGTCTATGGTTATGGAAAGAGAGCATACGAGTTGCTTCTCGGATACATTTTGGATCCAGAATATGGTGATATCACTGATACCCTTGAAGGAACTGACATTTCGTTGGTTTATACCAAGCCAACAACCCCGGGTGCATACCCACAAACAAGCCTAAAGATGCGCCGAAGCACATCTGCTCTTCTGGAGGACACCGAGGCCATCCCCGCCCTCCTAGACGGCATCCCCGATATTGACTCACTCTTTGAGCGTCTAACCCCCGAACAAATTGACGCCATCTTAGATGAGCAATTGGCGAGTGGTGCCTCTGCTGAGTCTCGCTCCACCGAGACAAGCAAGTATAATAATACTGAGCCAACCGTTAATCCAGTTGACGCAGCTTTTGATGAGTTGATGGCAACTAAGTAGAGCTTGTTAGATAGCCGCTGGCACCCCGGCTGAAATTGGGTGCCGCATTATTCTATAAAGAAGGAGATTATATTATGGAAAGGTTAAGAACATTGTTGGCCCGTTGGAAGGTCCAAGTTAGCGTTGTAGCAGGAGCACTTGTTATAGCCACAGCATATGGAACCTGCACGGTTGAGCCACCTGCGGATGAGGTAAGTGAAATTACTCCGACCGTTGAAACAGTGGAACAAGCCACCACCGTCGAGGTTTCCGCCACGACCTCTGTTGAAGAGGAAAATACCCCCACAACCACAACGGAAACCACTGCTACTGAAACAACAACTGAGTAGCAAAGGCCGCTGGCAGACCGGTTAAAGTCTGCCGCTATTTTAAGGAGACAAAATGAGACTCGTTCTACCAGTCCTTGCCGCGACCCTGTTAATGGGTTGTGGGGATAAGGATGAAGACACAGCGGCAGAAGACACCGCTAACTCTACTGACACAGCAGCAGAGTAACAAAAAAGCCGCTGGCACACCGGTAAAAAGTGTGCTGCTATTTTAGGAGGCATAATGGCGAAAGCAAAAGCAGGTCGTGTTAACATGAAAGACCTGATGAAATTGGTTAATAAAAAAGCTGGGCAAAACGTTGCTCACGATCTTACTGGCGACAACCCAACTTCTGTAAAAGAATGGATTCCAACCGGCTCGCGCTGGCTTGACTCCATTATATGCAAAGGTCAAGTTGCTGGAATTCCAGTTGGTAAGATCACCGAGATCGCCGGTCTTCAATCGACCGGTAAATCTTATATGGCAACTCAGATTGCCTCAAACGCTCAGAAATCAGGCAAGATGGTCGTTTACTTCGATTCGGAGTCAGCCATCGACCCAAACTTTCTAGAGCGCTCAGGATGCGACCTAGAGCGATTAATGTACGTTCAAGCATCCTCTGTGGAGTTTGTTCTGGAGACCATCGAGGAATTACTCGGTGCTACTGACGAACAACTCGTATTTATTTGGGACTCGTTGGCGTTCACGCCTTCGGTTTCCGATGTCGAGGGTGATTTCAACCCTCAATCTTCAATGGCCGTGAAGGCTCGTATTCTTGCGAAAGGAATGTCAAAGCTTGTTATTCCAATTGCGGATAAGAAAGCGACCTTTATCGTGCTAAATCAATTGAAGACAAATATCCCCCAAGGTCCTATGGCTAGACAGATTGCCATGACAACACCTTATATCACTCCTGGTGGTAAGGCAATGCATTATGCTTATTCTCTTCGTATCTGGCTGACTGGTCGCAAAGCTAAGTCCGCCTTCATCGAAGATGAAAAAGGATTCCGTATTGGCTCCGAAGTTAAGGTGAAACTAGAGAAATCTCGTTTTGGGACTCAAGGGAGATCATGTGCTTTCCGCATTATGTGGGGCACCGAAGATGTGGGTATTCGCGATGAAGAATCGTGGTTTGACGCGATTAAGGGTTGCGAACACCTTACTTCTGCAGGAGCGTGGTATACGTTATCAATGCCTGATGGCTATAGCAAGAAATTCCAACCTTCCAAGTGGACTGCCCTTGTAACTTCTGACGAAGAATTCAAAAATAGAATCATCAGTATTATGGATGAAGAAATCGTACAGAAGTTTGATATGAGACAAGGATCAGCATCTGCTTATTACGAAGATCCAGAAGATATATCGGTACCTATAAAAGAGTAAAGAAAGCGCTTGACTTTGACCCTCCGGTTGGTTATAATATTATCAATCGGAGGGTTTTTTTATGAGCAAGACACATCACGATATCTGTGGTGCGTGTGAAAAGGTAAGTTTGGAGTATACACCAGATAGCTTCCCGCAACCAGGAGAGATAGCAGAAAGAATTCTGTCAAAAAATCCTGACTGGGCACGCCTGCACAATATGATCGCAACAGCGATTTCAAGAAGAGATAAATTATGGAGAGAATATAATGACACAAACCGATAACAAAAGAGTAATCATCATCGACGCGCTGAATATGTTTATCAGAGCCTATATCGTTGATCCTTCTCTGTCTACTAATGGAGATCCAATTGGTGGCATAAAGGGAACAATTAAAATTATGCAAAAGCTTGTGCGAATAACGCAGCCCGATGAAATCTTGGTTGTATGGGACGGCCCCAATGGCTCCGCGAAAAGAAAGAGTATTGACAAGAGTTATAAAGCCGGCCGCAAGCCTCTGAGGCTAAACCGGTCAGTGCACAACTTGACTGATGATCAGATAATTTTAAACAAAATATGGCAGCAGTCTCGTGTGGTTGATTACTTCAACGAGATGCCGATTATGCAGCTTATGCTTCCGGAGATTGAAGCTGATGATGTGATCGCCTATGCGTGTGCGCTGGACCGATACAATGGTTGGCAAAAGGTAGTGATCTCCAATGATAAAGACTTTTATCAGCTTTGTGATGACGAGACTGTGGTGTATAGACCCACAGGAGATCAGCTTATGAATAAGAAAAGGATTATTGAAGAGTTTGGGGTTCACCCTACGAACATGGCCCTTGCTAGGGCAATCATCGGAGACCCCTCGGATAACCTCCCAGGTATCAAAGGCGCTGGCCTAGTTTCAGTCAAAAAAAGATTGTCTTTTCTTGCTTCGGAAAAAGACTACACTATCAACGAGTTAGTAGATTTTTGTGAAAAAGCGGACAGTAAATTGCGCTTTTTTACGAGCATCATCGAGGGGAAAGAAGTTATCTCGCATAATTATAAGATGATGCAGTTGTACGCACCATTGCTCTCAGTTCAAGCTAAAAAGTTTGTGCGAGAGTCCATCGAAAACTTCGATTGCACATTTAATAAAACAAAGATAATCTCACTTATGACCGAGGACGGCTTCGGTGAACTCAACTGGGAAGATCTAAAAACACACCTCAATAAAATTTTATTGTCGTGTTAGCTTGCATTCTTGCAAGTAATCAGTTATAATCACCGGGAGGGTACAGTTGTCTAACAAGCCAAGTTTCAGCAAATATGGAAAAAACTTTCAAGAAGATTTAGTCCATCTTATCTTAGATGATCGTCCGTTCGCAGACCAGATCCTAGAAGTTCTTGACACCAACTTTCTGGAGCTTGAATACCTGCGATTGTTCACTTCAAAGATCGTCGATTACAGGGACCGCTACGCTAAGCACCCATCACAGCAGATCCTCGATACAATTCTACAGACTGAGCTAGAGAGAGAAGACAAGGTCCTCTCCCAACAGATAACAGAATACTTCACGAGGATCCGTAGTAGCGAAGTTGATGGCTCTGAGTATATTAAAGAGCAGTCGCTAGAGTTCTGCCGCAAGCAGAATCTAAAAGAGGCAATGCTAAAGTCAGTAGAGCTTCTACAATCAAACTCTTTTGACGAGATTTCAAAGATCATCAATGAGTCGCTTAAACTTGGTTCTGAATCTAATTTTGGTCATGATTTTCTAGCTGATTTTGAGGAACGCTATAAACCAAAATTCCGCGGCCCAGTAACAACTGGGTGGAAACAAATTGATGATATGACTGGTGGTGGCTTAGGAAAGTCTGAGCTTGGAGTGGTGGTTGCACCAACGGGCGCCGGTAAGTCAATGGTCTTAGTGCACCTTGGTTCAAATGCCATCATGGAAGGCAAGACAGTAGTACACTATACTCTAGAGCTTCAAGACACTGTAATCGGAAAAAGATATGATAGTTGCATTACTGAGTATCCTCTTTCTGAACTCGATGTGTTCAAAGACGACATCTACGAAAAGATTAAAGATCTAGATGGGAGACTAATTGTCAAAGAATACCCTACAAAATCAGCTTCAACTGCTACAATAAGAAACCATCTTAACAAACTTGTGAAGAGGGGAATACAGCCCGGTGTAATTATTGTAGATTACGCAGATTTGTTAAAGCCAACAGTTATACGGAAGGAAAAGCGAAATGAGCTAGAATCTATCTACGAAGAATTAAGAGGGCTCTCTACAGAATTTGGATGCCCTATCTGGACAGCATCACAGACCAATCGCTCCGGTCTGAATGCGGAAGTGATCACAATGGAGCAAATTTCTGAAGCGTTTAATAAATGTTTTGTTGCAGATTTTATCTTCTCTGTGTCACGAACAATTGACGACAAACAGAACAATACTGGGAAAATCTTTATTGCTAAAAATAGAAATGGTCCCGATGGCATGGTTTATGATATATTTATGGACACGTCTAATGTCAAAATTAGAATTTTGCCAAAAACTAACGCAGTTACTGCAACAGCTATAAATGCTGTTGCCACGAGCCCGGTGGCGTTAACACCGAAAATGCAGAGAAATTACTTACAATCGAAGTATCAAAAATTTAAAGGAACATCAAAATGAAAACTATCGAAAACATCCGCAGATTCAGATTATCTGACTCTTTTATTGAACCATACACAGCCGCAGAAGTCCCTTGGGGTCCTCTCGGGTACGTGACTTTTAAACGAACCTACGCCCGTAGACTTAGCGAGTTTGATCCCGAAGCTTCTGGCTCGGAGGAATGGTGGCAAACTTGTCGTCGCGTCATCGAGGGAATGTTCAATATGCAGAAACAGCACGTTGTTAGACTTGGGTTAGAATGGAACGATAACAAGGCACAAAAGACTGCTAAGGATGCGTTTGATCGGCTGTTTAATCTCAAGTGGACTCCACCCGGCCGCGGCTTGTGGATGATGGGTACTAAGTTTGTTGAAGAGCGCACTGGCGCCGCATTATTTAATTGCGCCTTCCGTTCAACCCAGGATATATCGACCAAGGGCGGCTATATCTTCAGTTGGATTATGGATGCTCTTATGGTTGGTGTTGGCGTTGGTTTCGACACCAAGGGTGCTGGTACGATTACTATCGAAGAACCCGAATACACCGGTGATGTTCATATGATTGATGACTCCCGAGAAGGTTGGGTCAACTCGGTACAAATGCTTCTTAATGGCTTCTTTTTCGGCCACAAGGTACCCAAGTTTGATTATTCAGCAATCCGCCCTGAAGGTGCTCCAATTCACGGATTTGGAGGAACATCATCCGGCGCTGGTCCGTTGATTGAGTTACACGAGAATTTAACCGAACTCTATGCCCCCAAGGTGGGTGAACTGATTACCTCTGTTGACATCGTCGACACCGAGAATCTAATTGGTCGTTGTGTCGTAGCAGGAAATGTACGACGCTCAGCTGCTTTGGCTCTGGGGGCTGCTGATGATTTCCGCTATCTAGAGATGAAGAATGACCAAGAGAAGCTTTACCACCACCGTTGGGGTTCTAATAACTCCTTTAATGCAGAAGTTGGTATGGACTATAGCTGGCATGCAGAACAGTCACAGAAGAACGGAGAACCGGGTTATATTTGGTTAGAAAACGCCAGAGCTTTTGGCCGTATGAAGGATGGTGCTAACTATGATGATGCTGAGGTCGTTGGTTTCAATCCCTGTGTTGAACAGAGTCTCCACAATGCTGAGATGTGTTGCTTAGTCGAGACTTTCCCGGCAAAGCACGAAGACTACGATGATTATGTAAAGACTCTCAAATGTGCATATCTGTACGGCAAGACCGTAACCTTGGTCAACACACACTGGCCCGAAACAAACGCAAAGATGCTGAAGAACCGTCGCATCGGCCTGTCTCAGTCTGGAATTGTTCAAGCATTCAATAAGCATGGTCGCAGAACTATGTTGGACTGGTGTGACGATGCATATAGTTATGTTAAACAACTGGACACTGAGTACTCTAACTGGTTGTGTGTTCCCAAGTCAATTAAAATGACCTCTATCAAGCCATCAGGCACTGTATCTCTTTTGAACGGCTCGACCCCTGGTATCCACTTCCCAGAAGATGAATACTATATTAGACGAATCAGGTTCGCTAATACTTCAAAAGTCCTTAAAAGTTTAGTAGAAGCAGGTTATAATGTAGAAGATGATGAGTATTCTCCGAACACTTCTGTTGTTGAGTTCCCTGTCAAGGAGCCACACTTTGAAAAGGGAAAACGAGATGTTTCTATGTGGGAGCAGCTTGAGATTGCAGCCCAGTATCAGAATTATTGGGCCGATAACGCGGTGTCTGTTACGGTCTCGTTTACTGGTGATGAGGCAAGTCAAATTCGGAGCGCGCTAGAAATGTATGAAAGCCGGCTAAAAGCAGTCTCCTTTTTGAGATACGAAGAGACGGGTTATGTACAAGCGCCATATGAATCAATCACTGAAGAAAAGTATAACGAAATGTCTGCAAAGATTAGTCAGATTACTCGAATTAATGATGAAGAGGGCGGCTCAGGCACGAAGTTCTGCACTAACGACACTTGTGAAATTTAAGGAGAAACAATGTTTAAACCAGTAAACCGACACATTTTGGTTGATCTAGATCAGCGCAACGATGAACAGAAATCATTGATAGTCTTGCCAGAAGATTATCAACCTGAACAGCAAAAGCACTCCGTTGTCCGCGTCATAGAAAAATCAGACGATGTTAAATTTAACCTAATAGTAGGTAGCAAAATCGTTGTCGATTCGTCGATGATCGAAGAAATTGTAATAAATAATACTACTTATAATATAATCTTAGAGAATTATGTTGTCGGGGTGCTATAACCCCAGAGGTATAGACAGTGGACAAAAATTTCTACAATGAGGCTTCCGCCAAGAAACTTGGGTGGGAGCCTTCTTGGTTTGGCGAGAGATATTTTGACGACAAGCTTGTTAGGGCTATCAAAAAATGGCAAAAGAAAAGAAGTATTCCAGCAGACGGTCTTTGTGGACCCACAACCTTTCGCAGATTGTGGACTGAGAGACAAGAGCCACATGTGGTGGGGGAATACTGCAAGAATACAGGTTCGTCATATTCTAAATCAATAGTCTATAACGGGGTCTACTATCCCATAAACTGGGATAAATTTGTCTTATGGAGCGATGACGCCGGCCTGCAAACGACCAGTGGTAAGTATTACGATTATTCTGCGCGCCCTGCTCGACCAATAAGATACTTTGTTAACCATTGGGATGTGTGCTTGAATTCAACGTCGTGTCACAATGTTTTAGAAAAGCGCGGCATCTCGGTTCATTTTTTAATTGATAACGACGGTACGATATATCAGACAATGGATATGCAGCACGCTGCATGGCATGCGGGTTCTGAGCGGACGAATCGAGCTTCTGTAGGTGTTGAGATCACCAATGCTTATTATCCAAAATATCAAAATTGGTACAAAAAGAACGGCTTCGGCGAGAGGCCAATCATAGAAGACGCGTGGGTGCACGGCGAGATGTTAGACCCTTTCACGGGGTTCTACCCACAACAGATTGAAGCATTGAAAGCTTTGTGGGAAGCAATCCACGTAGCCACTGAGATACCATATGAAACACCAACTAATCAATTCGGAAAGACTTCTACAAAGTACGAGCAAGAGGTCGCGTACGGCAAATTTTCAGGTTATGTTAACCATTACCACGTCAGTAAGAGAAAGATAGATTGTGCTGGACTAGATATTAAAACACTATTGGATGAGATCACCGAAGAGTGATGACTTCTTCAAGGCACTATATATTGTGTGGGGCTTCTTTTACTGTTCTTGCTGAACTGTATTTCTGGTACAGAACTGCAAAATATAATTTACGTTTCGGAACAAAAGCCGATCGAAACATTCGTGATCGGCAAACCAACCAGGAAAGCTGAGTGGGAAACTGTTCCAAAAGTCAGGGTATGTGCGAGTACTAAGTTGATAATGTCGCGGGTTGATAACGCGGTTAAATACTGGGAGCGACTGGGTTATGAATTTAAATATACATATAAAGACTTTATAATAGATTGTATGAATCCCAGATACGGTGAGATCATAATAACGTTGCCAGAAGGAGGTTTTTCTGCACACCATATGGCTTCAACAAGACTTTACACGAGCAATAGAACTGGTAAGATCGTAATGGCCAAAATTTTTATATTACCAAAAAACGGCAGGAAAGAAAGAGTGCTGGAGCACGAAATAGGACATGCGTTAGGTTGGAATCACTACGGACAGAAATTACATATAATGCATCCGAATTGGCAAGATGGCGGGTTTGATTCGAAAGGCCTTAAAAGAACAGACTTGACAGACAACAAAAAATAAGTCATAATATATACGAGGTTCAAATGAGTTTTGAATACGAGAACATTGTTGTAGGTAGCTCACTATCTGCGTTAATTTTTGCATATGTTAATGAGTATCCGGTATTCTTTACTGATGTGAACGTGCCTTTCCGATTTGATTTTTTATCCCCTAGCCACACCCCAATTGGCGTGCCTTGCGAAGCAAAAACATTACTGTCATTTGATGATGAAATGAAAGTTGGAACACGAAAGCAAGTTTTGTGGGATCGATTGTATTTTCTTCTATCTTTAAAGGGGCTTACACCTCTTTCAAATTTGTGCAAAACAATCAGATGTAACGATAATTCTATAATTTGTTTAAATGAATATTCAAAGATACTTGAAGCTTCATTTGTTGACTGCCATTACTTTGGCGATTCCAATGCTGCAGGCTTCGTGCGTAAAAACAAGCTTGACGAACATAGTTATGTGTGTTATGATTATATAGCATTCAATAGTGGAGGCAAACATGAGATCGACTTTATACACACAGATGATGATTTTATCAGCGAGGTATGGTTTTATAGTTCCGACCGTATTGATGGAAATACTCCTGTTAGAGATGCTTGTGCGGTATCAAAGCTAACTGAGTCGCAACTAGTAGATTTTGATTACTCAGAAACGATGGCTCGATTCAAGGTACTCAAGATTATGAAAGACAACGGAATGAGAGGAAAATTAAGTGGATACACAAAAAAAGGTACGGCTAGGCACTATGATTTTAGAACAACTAGCATCAGACGCGAAATACACCGCTGCCCAAATGGGCTCAGAGCAGAGGGTCATAATATCAAAGTTAAAACCGACAGCGAAGAAAGTATGCTCAGGCTTTTATCGAATGTTCAAAGTCCATCCGATAGATTTTTAGAGTTGCTAAATGTCTCTTCATCTTAGCGGTATAATACCTGTTGCCAATTATGACACGGAACTAAGTGTATCTTTTCCTGAGCTACTTATGCCTGTCTGTGACGGCTTTAATTTGATTCAGAAATCAGTGCATGAATGCGCTTTGGCTGGTTGTAATACTATATGGATTATAGCTAACGACGACCTTGCGCCGGTGATAAGAAAGACCGTTGGTGACTGGGTTTATGACCCAGTTTATTATAAAAGAGACTTAGAATCTAAATTTTACTCACAATTAAGGAAAGAGATACCTATTTATTACGTCGGAATCAAACCTAAAGATCAAAACAGGAGAGATAGTTACGGGTGGTCGATTATAGAAGGTATTCACGCCGCCTATATGACCTCCCTCAAAATTTCCAAATGGCTAACCCCGGAAAAATATTACATTTCCTTTCCGTTTGGACTTTTTGATATCTACTTTATAAGACAACATAGAAAATTGATTCGAGACAAAAGCAAGAATTTATTTTTTACATATAATGGACAGAGTGTGGTAAACAACCAATATCTGCCATTCACCATGACAGGAGAAGATTTTAAACAATGCCGAAGAGCGATAAACAAAAAGACAACAAGGGAATATTTACCCCCTTTACCAAACCAGCAGTATCCATCCCAGAAGCTCCCGCTCCACGAGAGATGGTCCGCTCGTCACTTTACTTTAAGTGACATATATGAGCCACTAGACTCTCAAGAAAGAACAACAATCGAACTAGAGTGGTATTTTGACACGTCCAATTGGAATGGCTATGCAGAATATATTTCTTCAGAATATGTGCTAAATAAGCCCCTAGACGAGTTGACAAGGCCCCGACAGCATGTTACAATACCATATACCAATTCGGAGGGTTAAATGAATCGTATTGATTCTAAAATTAAGTTTGTTGGTCTGCACGCACATTCTGTGGCAGGCTCTATTTTTGATGCCATTGGGTATCCACAAGATCATATGGACTTTGCATATGAAAACGGGTGTGACGCGCTAGCGCTGACTGATCACGGCAATATGAACGGGCTAGCTTATCAAGTACTGCACGCCAAGAAGATGCAGGAAGCGGGTAAAGAATTCAAGCCTATCTTCGGGTGTGAAGCTTACTTCACGCCATCCATCGAAGAATGGCACGAAGCCTATAGTCAAGCGATGGCTGATAAGAAGAAGGCGCGCGCAATCAAGAAGGATGCCCAATCGGGCGCCACTGTTGAAGATGAGGGTGACAGCAAAAAGATTCAAGGTATTCTGAAGCGCCGGCGACACCTTGTATTGCTAGCCCAGAACCAAACTGGCCTGAACAACCTATTTAAGTTGGTATCAGAGTCGTACCAGCCGGAGAATTTCTATCGCTACCCACGCATTGACTACGCGCTACTCAAGAAGTACAACGAGGGCATTATTGCTTCTTCTGCTTGTCTTGGTGGGGTGTATGCCGGTAACTACTGGGAGAACCGAGAGGATGGCGACGAGGCCGTTCTGGAGGCAATGCGGGAGTCCACACGTCGTATGGTCGACATTTTTGGTGATCGCTGGTATGCCGAGATCCAGTGGAATAATATTAAAGAGCAACATGAGCTGAATCAGTATGTGATTCAAGTTGCAGAAGAGTTTGGCGTTGGACTGGTCACGACAGCCGATAGCCACTACCCCAACCCTGACGCTTGGAAAGACCGTGAACTTTACAAGCGCCTTGGTTGGCTTGGTAAGGGTACGCCTTCTTGGGCCGAAGGAGAGTCGGAGCTTCCTGATGGCGTTGAGGAAATTGGGTACGAGTTGTATCCAAAGAATGGTGACCAGATCTGGAAAAGCTACAAGGAATACTCTGAATCCACGGGGTTTGAGTATGACGACAGTGTAGTTTTGAAAAGTATTGAGGAATCTTACAGGATCGCCTTCGAGCGCATCGAGAAGTTCCTGCCTGACAATACAGTCCGCCTCCCCGAATTTGTAGTTCCCGCAGGATTTACAGCAACTCAGGCACTGGTAAACTTTGCTCTAGAGGGCCTCAAGGACAAGGGGCTGCACACCAACAAGGAATACACCGATCGTTTGCGTCTTGAACTAAACGTCATTGATGACCGAGGGTTCTCCAAGTATTTCCTTACAATGAAATCAATTGTTGATGTAGCAACAGATATGATGCTCACAGGCCCGGGCCGCGGCTCCGCTGCTGGTTCATTGGTAGCGTATGCGTTAAACATTACCCAGGTTGATCCAATTAAGCATGGACTACTGTTCTCGCGATTCCTACGTTCCGATGCGACAGACTACCCAGATATCGATTACGATGTATCCGATTCAATGTCTCTCAAAGAAAAGCTTGTTGAGATGTGGGGAGCAGACTGTGTGGCACCAATCTCAAACTGGAATACGCTACAACTCAAGTCTTTGATCAAAGATATCTCTAAGCTGTATAATGTCCCATTTACCGAAGTAAACACGGTTACGTCCATTATGATTCGCGAAGCTACGCCGCTAGCGAAACAGAAGCACGGTATTAAGGCGGGTGTCTATAGCCCCACGTGGCAAGAAGTTATGGAGTTCTCTCCGACGCTGAGGCAATACCTAGCGAAACATCCAGCGGTTAAGACTCACGTTGAAGGTCTTGTCGGTCAGGTCCGCTCTTGTTCTCGGCATGCCGGCGGTGTGGTTATCGCAGAGGACTTAGATCAAAGTATGCCTTTGATTAACTCTGGCGGAGTGCGACAAGCGCCGTGGGCTGAGGGGCAGAACGTCCGACATCTTGAGCCGATGGGTTTCATTAAGTTCGATTTGCTTGGTTTGTCTACTCTTAAGATGATGGAAGGTGCGATCTACCACATCCTGAAGCGCCACCATGGTGTCGAAGAACCTACCTTCGCCCAGATTCGAGACTACTACGAGAAGAAGCTCCACCCCGACATTCTTGACCTGAATGACCAAGAGGTGTACAAGAACGTCTTCCATCCCGGTAAGTGGGCTGGCGTTTTTCAGTTCACGGAACACGGAGCACAACAGTTCTGTACCAAGGTAAAGCCAAACAACATCATTGATTTGTCAGCTATTACCTCTATTTTCCGGCCCGGGCCCTTGTCCGCTGGTGTTGATGCCGATTACGTGGAAGCCAAGGAGAGCCCACATTACATCAAGTATCTTTCCGAAGAAGCAAGAGAGATTACCGAAGAGACTTTCGGGTTCCTAATCTTCCAAGAACAGATTGCGCTACTGGCTCACAAGCTTGGCGGTCTGACTCTCGATGAAGGTAACATGCTTCGCAAGGTGTTGACCAAGAAGGGTACCGGCAAGAACAGTGTCAAAGGTAAGCTGCACGACAAGTTCATCAAAGGCTGTGTTGCCAAGAAGATCAATAGGGATGAAGCTCAATCACTTTGGGACAAGTTCGAATTCTTCTCCGGTTACGGTTTCAATAAGTCCCACGCAGTATCATACTCGATTATTTCGTATCAGTGTGCTTGGCTGTGGAATTACTACCCAGCAGAGTGGATGGCAGCATTCTTGGACAAAGAACCAGAGACTCGCAAAGAGAAAGCAATCAACATCGCAAAGAAATTTGGCTTTGATATCGCACCGCTCGACATCAACAAGTCTGGCACAGTGTGGGAGATTAGCGAAGATGGCAAAACTATGATTCAGCCGCTCACTTCGATCAAGGGTCTGGGAATGTCGGCGATTGAACAAATCTTAGACAACCGGCCATTCATGAACGCAGAGGATCTGCTATTCCGTGAAGATGTATCGTACTCTAAGTTGAATAAGAAAGCGTTGGATGCTCTCTGCCGCGGCGGGGCTCTGGACAACATTGTGGATGATCGCTTCAGTGGCCGCAAACACTTCTGGTCAGCCTGCGTGGTTGAGAGGCCAAAGAACCTCAAGAAGTTTGGAGATAACATCGAGTTGTTCAGACCAGAAGGTGACTTTAGCGAAGAAGAGATCATCCAGTTCAAAACTGATCTTACCGGTGTGTTCCCAATCAACTTGGTGATTAGCACAGAGACAGTCGAGAAACTTCAAGAGAAATACATTCCGCCAATCTCAGAGTTTGATGAGGGGTTGCAAGTATGCTGGTTCATACCCCGCAAGATTACTCCCAAGAAAACCAAGAACGGCAAGGATTACTGGATCGTAGAGGTGATTGATTCCAACAACGAGTCCACTCGCATTCGATGTTGGGGAGTCAAACCACACAGGGACACCATCCATCTTAATCGGCCATATATGGCTCGTCTCAAATATGATGAGAACTGGGGCTTCTCGACCTACGCTGTCGGCAAAACATTCAAACTATTAGGATAAACATGAACGTAATTAAGAAATTTAGTCCGCTCTTAAAGGAGCCAAAACTTATCGATGACTTGCCTATTGTTATTAGGGTAAACAAGTTCGACGAAGCATCAGCCAAGACGTTTTCAGTCTTGATGCGCAAAGCGCAGAACACGGGCCAGCCCGTTGTTCCAATTATAATTGACAGCTATGGTGGTCAGGTGTACAGTTTGATGTCAATGATTTCAGATGTTCAACACTCAAAGATACCGGTGGCGACTATTGTGCAGGGTAAAGCCATGTCTTGTGGTGCTATTTTGTTTAGCTTTGGTGCCCCCGGCAAAAGGTATATGGATCAGAACGCGACGGTTATGATTCATGACGTCAGTTCAATGGACCGCGGCAAAGTAGAAGAGATCAAAGCGTCCGCTGAAGAAACTGAGCGACTCAATAAAAAGATCTATCATATGATGGCAGAGAACTGCGGACAGCACGAAGATTACTTCTTAGAAATTGTTCACGAGAAGGGTCACGCCGATTGGTTTTTGGACGCAAAAGAGTGCAAGAAGCACAAATTAGCGAATCATTTACGTGTGCCAGACCTTAAAATAGAAGCTACGGTTAAGATCGACTTTAAGTAAAACTACTTAAGGTATATGATCAAGACCAAGAAAATCAAATACCGGCGCCTTATGAATGAGTTGGAGTATCTCTATGAAGAGATGGACTTGCTTGACGACATTGTAAAAGGCGCCGCTGGTGAGTTTGAAGTATACTATCGAGAGTTCTGTGCCAGGAATGAAATAGACATTAACAAACTGAACGAAGACAACAAAGAAAGAATTGCCGGCCTTTATGGTGTTGAACCAGAAGAGGTAAAAGAAACCCCAGTCAGCGAATATACTGGTTCGGCAGCAATTGTCAAGGTAGATACTCCGGAAGATGAGCCGCTCTTTGATGAGACGCAAGAAGAGCTGGGCACGTTCAAGGAGCTTCATGAATATTTCCACAAGATGTTTAAGAAGATAGCTATGCAATTGCACCCAGACAAGATAGAAAACTTTACTGCTAATGATGAATACAAGAAACAAATGTCTTGGGACTTCTCTAGGGCTAAGAGCGCACTGGACAACAAGAAGTACTTTAAACTAATCCAAATAGCCAAAAAGCATAATATACATGTCACTGAGCACTTCTCGCTACAAATCAGATGGTTTAAAAAAGAAAGAGATGTTATTCTCGGATCTCTCCAGGAAGTCAAAACAACGTACAACTATAAGTTCGCCGAGTGTGAAACCGACGAACAAAAGGATGATGTCGTCAGAAAATTTATTTGGCATCTTTTTAGAGTTCAGGCTTGACTCCATAGCCTCACAGTGTTATACTTTATGTATAGTCACCAAGGAGGCAACAATGGCTAATACACACGACGAGAAGAAACAATATGTTAAGGAGTACATCCGCTCACTAGCAGCAATTGAAGAGTGCATCGAACCCTATCAGGAGCAAAAGCGCGATCTGCGCACTGAGTTCCGGGAGAATGGATGGCTTAACACGGATGAGATCCGAGCAGCAGTAAAGGCATACCGCCTTCACACTGGCACCGTCAACATCGATGATATTCTTGACAACCTTACAATCATTTCTGGAGACACCAATGATAGTTGAGTTTGCACGAACGCGATCAGACGCGTACGATCCACAACGCGCCAATCCATCTGATGCTGGGTTGGATGTGTTTTACTCACCGGAGCAAGGCAAGCAAGCGATTGCTGTCGAGCCCGGCGAGAGTAAAGTCCTTCCAACTGGACTGAGATTCGGGGTGCCACACGGCTATATGCTAGAGGTAAAGAACCGTAGCTCAGTAGCAGCGAAGCGCTCTCTTATTGTTGGCGCCTGTGTCGTAGATTCGGGATACGATGGCGAGATTTTTGTCAACCTTCACAACATTGGTAAGGAAACTCAGTATGTTCGCGGTGGTGACAAGATTGCACAACTTGTAATGATTCCAGTTGTAAACTTTAGGGCTACTCAGAGCACTAGTGGTGACTTGTACCGTAGCCCGATCACAATT